TGCTGTTAGTTCAAATGGAGTGTTTGATGCTTTGGCTTTGAAACAAAATAAATATTTTACAAATAACACAACTGTATCAGCAGTAGGAACTACCGAAACTATATTATTTTCTCAAATTATAGCCGCTAATAGTAAAGTTGTTGGAGATAATTTTTTTGTTAAAAGTTACTTTGAAAAGATAGGAACTGCTGGAGCTTATTTGGTTAAATTTAGACTTTCAACAGATGGCACTATTGCTAATTCGGTGATAATAGCAATAGCAAATCCTACTTCAGTAAATAATTGGTATCCGTTTATAAGAAATATGTTAAAATTTGAAAGCGGTAATATATTAAGAACTTTTTTAAGTACTCAAAATTTTGCAAATGATGATGCTGCATTAAGTGTAGCAACATCAACACATACTTATAATTTAGCTAATAATTATTACATATTAGTTACAGCACAAAATTCAAACGCAGCCGATACGACTTATTTAAGAAACATAATAATTCAATAATATGGAAAACTATCACGTTATTAAAAATAATACATCAAATGAAACCGCTATAATTTTTTCAAATAAAAACATTGAAAATAGCATATTAGCTACTGAAAATAATGTTAATTTTAAAAAATCTATGTTTGATAAATATCCAAATCCTACAACTGTAATAGAAGGGATTAGTGAAATTGAATTAATAGAACAATCGTTACACAACGAAACGCAAAAATACATTCAGCGCACAACCGATGGCGTAAATGCTTATGCAAAAATAAGTGCTGAATTTAGACTTGCAAAGTTGAGTGGCACTATTGACGATGCAACACATACTTATTTAGAAAATCTATTAATACCCGTTCGCAATGAAGTATTAGCGGGGCAATGGATAAGTGCAAAGCAAAAATTAATTAACATTGGAGTTGCGCAAGTAGGTGAGGTTTTATACAATCGATTATTTGAACAATTAACCGAATACATAGAAATCAATTATTAATGGAATTTATTTTATTTGTAGTTGCAATAATCGTATTTTTACCATTGTCAGTAATTAACTATTTTTTAGTAAAAGATAAAAGCGGTTATTTTAAAGAAACAGCGATTGACATAGATAGATTTGGAAACAGAAATTTCAGAACGTTATTGAACACAACGTTACAAAAGAATGGATATAAGTTCGGAGATGAAAGGGAAACTATATCAAGCGCATTAGGCAAAAATAAACGAGATAACACGCTCACAAAGGTGGGAAAAACAATTTGTAACATATTAGACTATTTAGATAATAATCATTGCTTAAAATCAATAAAAGAATTATGAGAAACTTACTTCACTATTTAATCGGAGGCGTTATAGGCATCCTTTTATTTCTAACTTTTGACGGTGTACCATTTGCAATTCAAATATTAATAACTGCTTTTATTATGGGCGTTATAGGTACGATGTGGGAATGGGGTTGGCAAATGTATAACAAAAGTTTTATTGATTATTTGGATGTGCTTAGAGGCGCAGTAGGCGCTTTATTAACCGTACTTATTTTAAACTTATGGATAAAATAAAAGCATTTTTAAAAGAGTATTGGGTAGTAATTAGTTGGTTAATAACCGTATTAATCGATGCTCAATATAATATCCTACAAGACTTCGGATTGAATAACGGATTGATAACAATAATAAAAATAGGCGGTTCAGCATTACTTGCTTATATGACAAAGGATAATTTTAAATCTAAAATAACAATAAACGAATGAATTTTTTAGCAGATAATTGGTTAGCATTAATAGGATATATTTCAGTTCCAGTGGCTTGGGTATTTGGGGGAAAAATGAAAGCAAAAACAGACGCAGTTACATCGATGCAATTAATGTATGATGGTTTTTTAAATGATTACAAAGATAGAATGTCAGAGGTTATGAGTGAACTTTCAGAAATAAGAAAGCATAATCGAGAACTTCAAAATAAGTTTAACGAAATACAGCTATCATACGCAAAAGAAATAGAAGTTTCACAAAATTGGGAACGCTTACATAATGAACTTGAGGCGAAATATAATAAATTACAACTGGACCACGAAAAGTTAAAAGCGGAAGTTAATAAACTAAAAAAAACAATATGAGATTAGATAGTAAAGGTTACGAACTTATAAAAACTTTCGAGGGGTTAAGCCTTAAACCTTATTTGTGTTCGGCAAAAGTTCCGACTATTGGATACGGGAACACCTTTTATACAAATGGTGTAAAGGTAACTATGTCAGACGCTCCTATTACTCAAGAAAAGGCGAATGAAATGCTAAAGGTAATTGCAGATAGTTTTGCCCTTAAAGTGTCTAAAATTACGCCATCGGGATTAACACAAAATCAATTTAATGCGCTTGTATCATTTGCCTTTAATTTAGGAGTTCAAGCCTTAACAAATTCAACTTTATTAAGGTTGGTTAAAATCAATCCCAACGATGGAAACATAGCTAAACAGTTTTTGCGATGGAATCAGGCTGGGGGCAAAGTTATTGATGGACTTACAAAAAGACGAATTAAAGAAAGTAGTGTTTATTTTAGTAAATAATCATATCTTTGTAAAGATGGTACTTTCAGCGCTTCCCGTAAGAACAGCCTGAAAGTCTTTTTTTTAAAGCTATAACCTTAAAATAAAAATATTTTTTAAAGCTATACCCTTAAAAAGGAACGTTTATCTTTTTAGGCTTTACAATTAATTCTTTACAATCACGTTGTAATTTTTCCTTTATTGCATCCCGAATAAATTGGGAAACTTTTATTTTCCTTTTCTCTAACTTTTCTAAAGTTTGCTTTTGTGTAGCACTTATTTTAAGTGATATTTGTTCAGTGAATATTTGCATAATTATTGATTTGTATTACTTTTATTGCGCCAAGCGATTAGTTATAGCCAATGATTAGAAACTGCATACACAAGAAAATTCATCTTCTAATTCTAATCTCCCTGTTCTTGGTAATTCGGCTAATTTTACCAAGTCATCTATTGATTTGTAATCTCTAAAAGAAACTGAATTATATTTCTTTTCTTCATTTCTAAACCAATCAATAAAACGAGTTCCGTAAATGATATTATTTATTAAATTTTCATCTGATTTTTTCCAACACAATTCGCAATTGCCTAAACTTCCATGAATTGATAATTTAAAAGATTGCTTATTCCAAAAATCGTTTAATTCTCTTTGAGATATTGGCGTATAAAAATCAGTTAACAAAGGAAATATTCTTTGCTTTTCTTCTTTAATTTCCGCCCACGATATACGTTTAGGCATATCTTCTTTTCTGTAACCAATTGCTTTTTTATAATTGTTTACACCAAAAACATCATCACAAAATTTCTTTGCTGGAGTAGTTTTTAAATTTTCAGAACAATAAGGAGCGTCAGGGTTTGGCATACCATCAAAAATACCTTTATTTTTATGCTCAATCATTTTAGAAAATGGCAAAGCATTCATATTCATCGTTTCAAAATCAACTAATTTATAAGTAACACCTACATTCATTTCGTTAGAATAAACACCCTCAATTATGTTTAAATCAATTTTCCAATGCTTTACAATGTTTTTTAAAAAATCAATCGTTTCTGGCCGTTCCATTCCTGTATTGCAAAAAACAAAAACTTTATTATAGTGCTTATACTTTTCATCGTGCAAAATATGATAAGCCATAAATGCAGAACTACGACCACCCGAAACCGTAACCATTAAATTATCACTGGCTATAACACCAGTTTTGCAAGATTGCTTGGTTTGTGATTTTTTGGAAACTTTAGTCATAATTTTAAGTGTGTTTTGTATTTATAAAATTTAGGTTTTGAGGTCGCAACCTCGCAAAGCTGTAAACGTTATAATTCTTTTACAAATATAGTATAAATAGTAATACTAAAAAGTAGTACACGTTGTTTATAATCATTCTAAATACAAAGTAAATATTTTTATGTAAGTTTGTTGTATGAAAAAACGACTAACTAAATTATATTAATTATGGCTTATAATCAATGGAGTGATTACACAAACATTATTTTAAAAGCATTAGACGAGCCTCAAAATAGTAAAATAGCAAAACAAATATATCCAAACGGAACGCATTTAGAATTGGATAGTCTTAGAAAGTATGTTGGAAAAATTAGAAATAATCAGGGAGTTCTTGACGCTTGTGAGAATTTAGGAGTAAACCCTGAAACAACTCCGATGTTATGGCTAAAAAATAAAGAGGCAAGTATAAGAGTTACAAATCCATTATTCGTAAAGCAAGAAGAAAAATTACTTTCGGATTTAAGAAGTGATTTAATTGAAGATTTACAAAACTATATTCCTAAGTTTCCAAAATTAGAACGTGTTGAAAATAGCGAAAGTTATTTACTTGTTATTGACCCCGCTGATATTCATATTGGAAAATTATGTAGTGCTTTTGAAAGTGGCGAAAGTTATAATAACCAAATAGCGGTCCAGCGTGTTTTAAGCGGTGTAAGAGGCATTTTAAATAAAGTTTCATCATTCCATATTGATAAAATACTTTTCATAGGTGGTAACGATATCTTACATACTGATAATCCACAAAGAACAACTACAAGCGGAACACCACAAGATACAGACGGAATGTGGCATAGTAATTTTTTAATCGCTAAACAGCTTTATGTCGATGTTTTGGAGTTGCTTTTAACGGTTGCAGATGTACATTTCACTTTTAACCCATCAAACCACGATTACACAAACGGTTTCTTTTTGGCTCAAGTAATTGAAACGTATTTTAAAAATTCAGAAAATATTACATTTGATACTACAATAGCACATCGAAAGGCTTTTCAATATCATAATAATTTAATTGGTACTACTCACGGAGATGGTGCTAAACAAATGGATTTGCCTTTGTTGATGGCAGTTGAATATCCAACAGAATGGAGTAAAACCAAACACCGTTATATTT